ACCACGAAGTCGAAAACGAAGGAGAAGACCAATGATCAGAGTTAGGTGTTCGACTGCGTGCGCGCCGAACGCGGCGCTCGCGCTTGCCACCCTGCCCTGCTACCAGTGCCCGCCCGCCGCGCCCTGATATCAGCAATTGATTGAACCCGCCCGGGGATCGAAAGATCTCCGGGTCTTTCCCACCGGGAGCGCGCCATGCTGCATTTCACCGTCGAAGACCAGAACGCGGCCGATGCCAGCTGCATGAAGTGCTGCTGCGAGAAGATCACGCTGAAGCCGGGCACCGTCACCAAGCTCAGTGTCGGCTACGCACCATGGGCCGTGCCGATTGGCCGCCTGCACTGCGCTCCGCAATTCCAGCTGGAGATGATGGAGACCTGTCCGCTCCCGGCCGGCAGCAACCTGCCGCCCTCCAACGTCGCCGACATCAAGTTCTCGACCGACGTCAACGCGGTGCTTGAGAACACGCTGACCAACATGATCACCGACCCCGAAGGGCTGCCGCTGTCGTTCAAGGCGCTGCCGCTGTACGGCACCAAGCACGGCAAGGTCGAAGTGCAGGAAGACGGCGCGTTCACCTACACGCCGGTGGCCAACTACAAAGGCGAGGATCGCTTCTACGTCTCCGCCTCCGACGGCGTGAACAGCGTCGTGTTCGAAGCCATGATCGCGGTCGGCATCGAAACCGATGCGCTGATCGCGACGCCGCACGTCAGTGTCGGCCCGGCCACGGTCGACAATCGCTACTACACCGTCAGCTTCCCGGTAATCGTGACGCCGGCCGCACAGGAGTGCGAGATCTGGAAGCTCACCGTGTTGCAGACCGCCATCGATTGCGAGTGCCTCTGCTACACGCGCACCGACTGCTTCGACATCGGAATCGGTAAATGCTGAAGTTGATTCCCAACAAGCCGCTCAACACGCCTCCGTTCCCGATGGGGACGGAGATCAAGTTCGATTGGGAAGCGCGCCTTGGGGTCGAGTTCATTCGCAGCCATGCCAAGATCGACGACATTCCGTCGGTGATGGACGAGCAGATCAGGCTTTACCGCTCGGCGTCGCTGGAAGCCTGCGAGCAGTACACGGGTCTTTTGCTGTCGGGCCAGCGCACCATGACGGAGCCGGTTCAAGGCCCCAGCCGGGTGCGCTCGTACGATACGCACTATACGCATCACCTGAAGTACCCGGTCGCCGACGGCTACGCCTATCTCTACGGCGGCAACCACGTGACCGACAACGTCACGTTCGCCGTGCTGCCGGGCACGCGCAAGATCAAGGTGCCGATCCGCACCGGGTCTATCGACATGACCAACTGCTGTGATCCCTGCGCGGTGAACGCGGTCAATGGCGGCATGCTCGTCGCCTACAAGGCCGGCTACAAATCGGTCGAGGACGTGCCGGTGACGGCGGTGCTCGGCATGCTGCAATTCATTACGTGGTGCATCGAGCATCCCGGCGACGAACTGCTCACCCAGAGAAATCGCGTCGAGACCCGTGCCGGCCTCGCCGGTCTTCAGGGCAGCAACAACATCGCGATGATCTCAGGGGCGATTGAAACTTGGCGGATACTTGACCCCGAGGCATGGTGATCTATGAAAGACCCGGGTAATCCCAAGATACATGAAATGCGCCGCCGGGTCGCGCTGTGCACGCAGCACGACGTCGTGATCGATTCGAAGACGATGGAGTTGCGCCGCGCTGCCGTGGTGTGGGGCTGGGCGCGGGTCAAGTCGCACTACGGCCTGCCGTTCACGATTGGGTTATCTGGCTATACGGTGATGGACACGGTCGCCAAGCCGACGCACGCCATTACGGTGCGCAATGGTCTGGTCGATAACGTCACCGACAAAGCCTACATCTACGAGGAATTCCGCAAGAGTTCGCCGCGTTGGTACAAGATCATTGGCGTCTCGGAGCCGGAAGGTTTTCTGGTTTTCACGTGCCGCCTGCTTGAGATCTCCGACATGGTGACGCCGCCGCACAGTTCGTTCGCGCCGCAGCCGTCGCGAGTCGATCTATGAGCGGGTTCACCATCGAGTTCACGCCGTGGCGCGCATTCCACGCTCGCAAGAGGCGTGAGGAGATCCATCGCTGGCTTCGTGGCATTGGTGAAGCCGGCACGGAAGCATTCAGGTCCGGCATGGGCAACTACCCGCCAGCCTCCTCACCGGGCGCGTGGCCGAACAACCGGAGTGGACGGCTCAACAAGAGCATCAGGTTTGTGGCGACCGATCACGATGTGACCATCGGGTCCAACATGCCGTATTCACTGTTTCTGCGTACTGGCACCAAGCGCATGGCTCGGCGCAAGATGAGCGACAATGCCCTCAAGGAGGGCATGCAACATTCCCGACTCGGTCGGTGGGTAGAATGGAGTAGATGATGAAAAGAATTATCACAGTAGCAGTCGTCCTGTTGTGTTCGACAATCGCAGCGGAAGCAGCAGCACGAGTCGTCATCACGGCGCCGACCAGCCGGTCGAACGCCGAGATCCTGTGTCCGTGGGTGACCGGGTCGGTGTCGCCGACATGGCCGCAGGCGCAGCAGTCGCTTATGCTGGGCGTCTGCCCGCCGCAGCGGTCGCCGCGCTAATTGAACGTCAGTCAGTCTCAAGCGTTGTGTCGCCGGAGCCACATGGCTTCGAACCCAAGGAGAGACTGAAATGACGGACCATGAGAAAGAGCAATCTGCGCAGGACAAGAACCAAGATGCGCAGAAGGACGAGAGCAGGAAGCGGCAGGAAGATCAGCTGCGTGCAGCTGCGAAGGCGCTGAAGGCCCAAGGATTCAACAACGAGCAGATTGCTCAGCAGTTGAGTGCGAAGCACCAGACAGCGGCTGCCGACATCAAACTGATTCTCGACCAAGACAAGGAAAACGAGAAGTAAATGGACGCACGGGTACCCCCCGCAAAACTGAAGTTCCTGCCGGCGCTCGCCGAACAACTCGCGATCTGGTTTCCAGAGACGGGTGGGCGGGCGCTGGCGGTGTCCGAGGTATCGATCACCAAGGACAACGTGCCGACGCTTCCATTGATCATGACGGCTTTCGTCCGCTCGACCGCGGACCCGAACGATCAGGGCAACCTCGACAGTTTCGAGGTCACCGACACCTTCATCGTCGACTTCTGGCTTGAGCCGGCTCGATACAAGAAGGCCAACGGCACCGAGACGCCGTTCTGGAGCTACTACGATTACGAGGCGATCCGCGACAAACTGTTGTGGAAGATGGGCCGCTGGGAGCCGCCGGGCTGCGAGATGATCTCCTACCGCAGCATGACCATTGAAGCCGAACCGTTCGCGGTGACTCTGACGTTCACCTTCATGTCGTACTTCAAATGGGTCGCACCGAAGGTGATCGACGAAGAAGGCGTCTACGTCATCGGCGCCAAGGACATCGGCTTCGGCCTGTGCACTCCGTCGGAGTGCTGCGTCCCAGAGTGCCTTGAGGAAGACAAATGTCCGTAACTTCGCGTTTTTCCACCCCAGCCAGCAGGAGGCCAAACATGGCCATGATCTATGTGAAGACCAAACCCGGTCGCGCTGCCTTCTACGAGGGCAAGGTGATTCCGCAAGACAAATTCATTCCGGTGACGGATACTCCGTACATTCGCCGCCTGATCGACCACTGGGAAGATCTTGAGGTCGAAGGCGGCTACGACAAGTCTGCGAAGGCGCCTTCTAAAAAGATGAAGCCCGTAGAAAAAGGCCCGACACCTCCTGTCCCCGGTGGCGGTCAGAAGACGATCCAGCCCACTGGTGAACAAGGCCCCGGCACAGGTGCGCCGCGGCCCCGCGATTAACTTAACCACCTAACCCGCCGACCCGGCGAATAAGGAGAGACCTCATGTCAATCGACAGCCTGCGGTCCGGCGCGATCCGCATCTGCTTCGACCCGTCGTTGAACGCCTACAAGAGCAAGTGCCGCATCCTGATTGAAGGTCAGATGCTGGACACCGGCACGGCGGAAAGCGGCGCCCTGCTCAAGATCCCCAGCCTGCGCGATGCCGACATTCTCTTCGGAGAGGGCAGCATCATCGCCGAGGGTCTGAAGACTGCGTTCCTGTGCTGCCCCAACCATGCGATGGAATTCTACGCGCTGCCGTGGAAGGACGCCGAAGTCGGAGCGGATCAGGCAGCGGTCTACACGCTGACCTTCACTGGCACGGCGGAGAGCGATGGCCGCGTTGACCTGTTCATGGTCGATGGCCGCTACAACACCTCGACCCGCGTGCACGAAGGTGACACCGCGGACGAGATCGCCACCAACGTCGCGCAGTCGCTCAACGACGAAGCCGGTCTTCCAATGACTGCTGTCGCAGCTGCCGGTGTCATCACGCTGACGTACAAGAACAAGGGCACCGTCGGCAACGCCACCAACTTCATCTACAACTGGCATGAGCGCCGCGATTACGCTCCGGCCGGGATCGAGATGACGGTGGCGCAAACTTTCCAAGGCAGCAGCATCGCCTTCGCCGTACCGAACTACGACGCCATTCTCGGCGAGTGCTGCTACTGCTGCATCGGCATGCTCTACGCCAACGATGACTGGCAGGACGCGATGATCGCCTACATCGCTTCCGCATGGTCGTGCGACAAGCCGCAGTGCTTCGGTCACGGCTACACCTACAACTACGGCTCGTTCGGCCAGATCCTCGCCGCCGACACCAACTCGGCAGAGGTCTCCCGTATCGCGCACTGCTCGACCGACCCGATTGTCGGCTGGCTGAAGGCGGCGGCGTACGCAGCGCATTCCTGCTGCATCACCATTGACCACCCGGAGATGAGCGTGCAGGGGCCGAACTTCGGCGTCCTCGCTTGCCTGCGGCAGCCGGAAGCCTGCTTCCAGTGCTTCACCTTCGACGAGCAGCAGTTGCTGCAAGCCACTGGCTTTGTCGTCACCGTACCGCTCAACGGCGGCACCGGCGCTATGACCCAGCCGATGGTCGTCAACGACTCGACCAACAATCGCTACGACGAGAACGGTCGCCTCAACGCTACGTGGTGGAACGTGAACTCGCGGCGGCTGGCAGCCGCGACGGCCGATCAGGCGGCGATTGCGTTGGGTCAGGTGGTGGGGCTTGGCCTGTTCACCAAGAACACCACGGTGCCGGCCGGCGTGCGCGGCACCAACCCGCGCATGATTCTCGGTCAGTTCCGGGCATGGGCCAAGTCTCAGGTCGGGTACCTGTTCTCGGAATTCGAGAACATCGACCAAGACATCCAGCTGAAGACCGATTTCGAGGTTGCTCCGAAGTGCCAAGGCATTCCGGGCAAACTCTGGATCGACTTCACCTACCGTCCGCCGGTGCGGATCAGCACCATCACCATCAACGCCAAACCGGCAATGCTCAGCAACTGCTGATCGCCGCCTGACATCGGAAAGGAGATTGTCTTATGACTTGCGAAAATCAGGTAGGCGTAAAAAACATCCTCATGACGTTCCTCGACTGCGACACCGGCGCCATCTACGGCCCGATTGCGCACAAATTGTCGAGCGAGGATCTGCCGACGTGGCGGCTTTGCGCCTTCAACAACAGTCCGTTGCCGCAAGGCTACGTCAAGCGGTCACCGACCAACCCGGAGGTCGAGATCAAAGTGATCCGCGATCTTCGGATTCCACTCAGTATGTATCAGGGCTGTAGCGACGTGACGCTTCAGGTCGAATACTACAATGGGCTGGTCTATTCCGCGCAGAAGGGCACCGGCACCGGCGACGAGAAGTCAGACACCCACGAGGTGACGCTGACGCTCTCGTTCAAGGAGATCGATGAACTGCTGCCGGTCGGCACGCTTGAATCCACCGAGACCGTCGTACAGCCGACGTTCGCAACCGCGGCGTGATGAATGGCTGAATCAGCAGCAGTGGCTAAACTTCCGACCGCCACGGAAAAGCTAGAGATAGCTTTTCCGCTTGGCGACAAGGTAATCGACGGCGTCGTCATCAAGCCTTTGACGTTGCCGTCGTTTGTCGATTGCGTGCTCGAAACTCGCAACATGGATTCGCCGAACTCGTTCGAAGCGAAGCTCCGGCGTAATCGGTTGCTGAAGCAGGCCGTCTTCTATGTCGGGAACGCCGTGGTGCCGGTCCCGTCAGCGGACCTGCTCCGAATGCCGATCCCGGTAGCGCGCATGATCATCGACAAGCTCGATGCGGCCGACGGCCCGATGGGCAAGATCATCCGCAAGGGCGACGGCATCAGCGCGGCAATCGTCTACGAGCTTGGCACGCCAATCCCCGGCGGGCAGGGCAAGGCGATGATCAAGGAACTGGAGTTCTTGGCGACGACCTATGGCGACGTCGAGGACATCA